TGCTCAAGGACCTCAAGGAATTCAAGGCATCCAAGGCATACAAGGAAACACTGGAGCCACAGGTGCTCAAGGACCTCAAGGAATTCAAGGCATCCAAGGCATACAAGGAAACACTGGTGCCACTGGTGCTCAAGGATCACAAGGAATTCAAGGAAACACTGGGGCAACAGGTCCAGTAGGCGATTATGTAATTTCTTTCAATGGTTTGACTGGTGCTGTCACTGGTGTTACTACTGGAACAGCAAACATATTTGGTCCTGTTCAGCAATTTACTACTGGAATTTCAACATCTGGAATCACTCTTGGAACAACAAGGCTTGTTCAAGGATTGTTGCGTGCTCCGGGTGGATATGCAGTAAGAAGTGCAACTTCATCATCTGGTGTAAACTACAACGAAATTGAACTTCCAACGATTGCGAGCAACACAACTGTTTCGTCTGCAAGCGGAATAGTAAACATTGATGCTGGTTTGAACTCAAAGGTTGTCGATTATTCCACCGGAATAAGATTCTTGGGCTACAACTCTGGACTTGGTTTCGGAACTAGCTCAACAATAGTGAGTGGTGGTGGAGTAGGCAATACGCTTACGCTGCCTATAAACACAGGAACTTTGGCTCTTACTAACTCAGTTGTTACTGCCTTTAATGGTTTAACTGGATCTGTTACCGGGGTTACTACTGGAACAGCAAACATATTTGGTCCGCTTCAAAGTTTTACAAACGGAATTTCTGCATCCGGTGGAACCTTCTCGTCTCCAGTAAGATTCCTTTCAGGACTTTCCGCTACAACTCAAATAAATATTAACACAAGTGCAACGGGGGCTTCTCCATTTACCATAACTGCCAACTCATTGCTTGACGGTATTGGAGCATTTAGAATAAATGGGTCTGAACCAGATTTGAATCTCAATGATACTGATGGTGGATTTAATACAATATCTTTTGAAAATGCTGGAAGTGCAAGAGTAGCAATTGGTAGAAACAGCAGCAATGAATTTTACTTAGCCGTAAGAGACCCAGCTGTTGGAGGTGGAGCATTTAAAGACAACGTAATTGTTGCAAATTCTTCCACTGGTGACGTAAGCATGGGATATCAGTTGAGTGTCGCTGGTGGACTTTGTGCTGCTGGTGTTTCGGCGGGATCTTATATATTAACTTCTTCTGGTATAAAAGCACTGACAGGAACAACATATACATTTTTAGAATCAGATAATGGAAAAATTTTAACATTTAACAATGGTTCTGCAACCACTGTTACAGTTCCAACAGGTCTTCCAGTAGGTTTCAATTGTACTGCAATTCAATTGGGTGCAGGACAGGTAGGATTTACAAGGGCTGCTGGAATAACACTACAAAGTTATGGAAACCAATTCAGATTAATTGGTCAACATGCTTCTGCCACTATTATTGAATATACCACGAACATTGTAAACATCTCGGGGAATCTCATAGTATGACACCTATTGCTGGTAATGTTGGAATTATTGGAAGTTTGAGAAATTATTCTACAGATGGTTTAATTGCCAACGTAGACTTCAACAATGATTATGGTTTTGCTGGAAATACCGCACATGATTTACAGAAACCAGCAATTAAGTATAATACTCCGGGTGGGTTTGTTTCTGTGGTAAGTGGTTCTACAGCAAGACCCGGATCAATAAAATTAGATGGTGTTACAGATTATTTGATTGCTACTGCTGGTGCAACTGGTGGAGTAAGTGAATTTTCAAGTTGGACTGCAGGGACAATAGATATATGGTTATACCTCAACAATCTAACTGGTGGTCCTGCTGCTTGTGGAAATAATGGTACTAATTTTACTCAGGCTTCTGATCGTGGTTTTTGTTTAATTTGGGGTAATGTTTCACCAACTCAACCTAGACTATCTTTTTCTAATGGATCAATAAATGCTGTTGCAACTATTCCGGGTTTAACAGGTATAACAGGCCAATGGATGAATTGTTTTGCAAGATTTCAAACAGTTGGTTCTGCAGTTCAAGGAACCGGTGTGCTTTTTAAACCTAATGGATTGTCTGCATATGACTTAATAACTGGTGTAACAATTGCGTCTGCTGCCGCAGGGGTAACTAGTAATAATCGATTGGCAATAGGCAGAAGAAGTGTTACTGCAACTCAATATCTGGATGGTCAAGTGGGATCCGTAAGAATTTACAATAGACTATTATCTCAATCAGAGATTGAATTTAATTATAATAGATCAAAGACACGCTATGGACATATCTGAAGAATTAGTAAGATATGCAATAATACCAAGTTCTTCGGAACCTATGATTGATTATTCACAATTAATAACTTCTATAGAAGGTATAAGACCTTCTGTTGATGGAACAGTATTTATTGTAAAGTGGGAAGGATTAACGTTTCCTTCTTCTTTGGAGCAAATACAAGGAATTTTGGGACCATATACTCATGATGAAATTTTTTTAATAGTTCAAGGACCAGAATGGAATTCGGATATAATTTGACTTAAGTTTATTTAGTGTCATAATAGTTGAATGCTTAACGTATATAAAGTAGAATCAGACGCCAGAATTCCAAACTACGAAACTCGCAAGTCCGCATGCTTTGATCTTTCCGCATACATTCCTGCCAACGAAGAAATCAAGGTCTATGCAGGAAAGACGGAATCAACCTATAAGCCAGAATTTGATTCTGAGCGGGAACAGAACTTCATTGCCCTTGCTCCATACGAGAGGGCTCTGATCCGTACTGGATTGATCTTCGACATCCCAGAAGGCTTCTCAATGCGTCTGCACCCACGCTCAGGGATTGCTCTCAAATACGGGCTGATGCTGGCAAACTGCGAGGGAGTAGTTGACGAGGACTACGTCAATGAAACAAAATTGATAATTTATAACTCAACGGATGAATTGATTAAAATTTATCACGGTGACAGAATTGCTCAGGGTGAGATCACCCCATACCACAGAGCAGACATTCAGGAAGTCTTTGAGAAGCCCGGACAGAAATCAGACCGTGTCGGTGGGTTTGGAAGCACCGGAGTCCGTTGATTTCTTCTTGGGCCACTTGACTGACTTAAATTCTTTCCAGACAAGCCATAGCGTCAGAACGCAGATAACAACGTACCAAAAGCTCCATTCCGAGGCTTGAGTTGGTGCACCAAAGAATGGTTCTTTCAATACGCTATGAATTGGATTCCCCTGCTTGTCTAGGGGAGAGATTATCTGTGGTGATGTGCAGGAAACGAGGAATAGAAGTGGTAGAAGATATTTCATGACTTGTTTCCTCCTGCGGCTGTTCCAAAGTAGAACCCGACAACGGCGAGAAGAACCTGTCTGTTTTCTTCAGCAAACAGGTATCCGGGAATTTCCACAAAATATTTCTTTGTGGTTTCAGGAATCAGTCCGAAGAAACTTGATGGTTGTTGTTGGGTGAATTCAGCAAAGGTTGAAATTCCAAAGAATGGAAGGACAAATGGTGCTGCCACGACGGCAAACAAGCATGCCAAGACGATAAGTTGGCGAACTCCCTTGCCCACGTCAAGTGGCACTCGCTTGGCAGCAGCATCCTGGTTGTCTGTGGTCTGCTTGTTGGCTCCCATGGCCATCTCAAACATTTCCTTGCGATCCTGGGCCTGTTGGGCCCAATAGCGGAAAAGGAATCCTGTGACCCCTCCACCTAGTAATGAAATTAACTCAGTTGGCATGATTTACCTCAATTCTTTTGTTGTGAAAGTTGTATTTCCAATGATCCCCGAATGCTTTCAAAGTCTTTTGTAGCTTTTTCGTGCTGTTCTTCAGGAAGCTGAAAATCGTCATGCCATTGCACAAGAACAAAACCAATATTGGCACCTTTATTTTTTAGCGGCAAACAGGCGTACTGCGATACATTTTCATCTTCAAAAAATCCTCGGACGTAACTTTCCGGGAGTACTGAGGTGTAGTGTACCGTACTTCTGTTCTCAACTATCTTTGTCAATAAAGGGATATACATCGAGCATAGATTCCCCTTTAGTTTCATGACCTGTGATGTATATCCCTTGTGTGTAGATTCATGCGTCACCGAAAATTTACGCATGGAAATTCCATCCATTGTGTATTCACCGTTGTGAAATTGTATGATGCTGGCTCTCATGGCCTTGGTCACAACTCTTAGTTCAGTGAGAAGTTCGTGAATTTCTGTATGAATCTCAATAAAGTTGTCTTTTCTTGGTTTGCCACCGAAGAATTTAATAATTCCAAAGCCAACACCAAGAATTCCAACTACAACTACTGAGATTATTTCCATGAACTTTGCGAAATCGGTCATTGCTAGGTACATCTTATCTAACTCCAAAGGGGACTTTAATATTTATATTCTTGACAGCTCAAGAATAGGGGCTATAATCACTGCATGCAAAGAGACGAATTATTCCTGTTACACTCTAAAATTTGTGAAGAAGCCCGTCTTTTAATGGAAAAAAAGAATGCGGACTATGCAACCAGCACCGATCCTTTTATGAATTTTAAGCGGGCTGAGTTCCTTGGATTCAGCACCGCCGAAATGGGAGTGCTGATTCGCATGACGGACAAAATGTCCAGAATTTCAACGTTCCTAAACCGGGGCCAGTTGTCGCTGGAAAACGAAAGCGTCTATGACGCAATTGTTGACATCATCAACTACAGTGTCATACTTGCGGGTCTGCTGAAGGATAGAGAAGCCAACAAGCCAAAATGAAATTTTACACCGCCTGCGCCATCAAGGGAAACAAAATCCTTGTCCGTGGCTACAAGAACGGAGTCCGTTTCACGGACTCTGTTTCATTCAAGCCATCTCTTTACATAAAGAGCGACAAGGACACCAAGTATAAGACTCTGACTGGAACTCCGGTCAAGAGAATGATATTCGACAGCCTTTATGACTGCAGGGAATTCCTGAAGCAGTACGAAGATCTCAATGACGCTCCTATTTACGGGAACACTGATTTCGTCACTCAGTATCTCTTGGAGACATACGAAGAAGAAGTCACCTATGATCTTTCCAAGATCAAGATAGCATACTTCGACATTGAGTCTGAGACCGAAGGTGGCTTTCCAGATCTTCGCAATCCAAACGAGAAGATCAACATCATCGGTGTCCGCATCAGTGGTGTAAACTATGCCATTACTTGCAAACAAGTGGACATCCCTGACTGCAAACTTGTTCTGTGCTCTTCTGAGAAGGAAATAATTGAAAAGTTCTTTGAACTGCTCAGAAAAGAGGACATCGACGTTATCACGGGATGGAACGTCAAGTTGTTTGATATTCCCTACATCATCGGCAGAGCAAAATTGTTCTTTGAGGACAAGGAAATACAGTCTTGGATGCCATTCAATCTTTTGAAGGAGAGGGAAACAAATATTGGTGGAACAGACTACAGGCTGTTTGAGATGCCGGGATACACCATTTTGGATTACATGGATCTTTATAAGAAGTTCTCAGGCACCAGCCAAGAAAGTTATGCCCTCAATTTCATTGCCAAGGCTGAACTAGATGCACAGAAACTCGATTACTCTGACTATGGTTCTTTGAAGGAGTTTTACACCAAGGACTTTCAAAAGTTTGCGGAGTATAACATTCAAGACGTGCAACTGGTTGAGCAACTTGACAACAAACTAAAACTCATCGACTTGGCAGTCTCCATTGCATACGAAGCAAAGATTCCCTATGATGTTGTCTTCTTTGCCACCAGAATCTGGGGAACCATTTGCTGTGACTACCTCTTGCATAGAAACATAATTTCCCCCATACAAACGACTTATGCCAAAGATGACCAATTTGTCGGAGCCTACGTCAAAGATGTTACTCCCGGTCTTTACAAGAACATCGTCAGTTTCGATGCAACCAGCCTGTACCCGAGCATCATCATGGGCTGGAACATTTCCCCGGAGACTTGCGTCAAGCGGGACAACTCCTTGAATGCAGATGATTTCCTGCGGAGCAAGAGAAAAGAAATACCAGATCTCATCACAGATGCAATGACGCAAAATGCCTGCCTTGCATGCAATGGTTCCATGTTCAGCAACAACGTTCGTGGATTCATTCCCATCCTCATCGAAAAAACATTCAACCAGCGTAAAGATGCAAAGTCCAAGATGTTGGACTTGGAAAAGGAGTATGAATCGTCAAAGGATTCTGCTCTTCTTCCAAGAATTGCAGCACTGAAGATTCGTCAGTCAGTCAAGAAGATTTTGGCCAACAGCCTTTATGGCTGCTTGGGCAATCCAGCATTCATTTATTCTTCCCCTGAACTTGCCACTGCGGTGACCGTTACTGGTCAGGTCATAATTCGCAGCGCAGAAAGCGCAATGAATTCCTACATTCGTAAACTTACGAAGAAGAACAGCAAGGATTACGTTCTTGCTGTCGATACTGACTCCGTTTACATAAACCTAGACGATGTTGTAACACAGATTCAGTCCAAGACAAATATTACTGACATCACCACCTTTGTCGATACCATCTGCGAGAAGAACATTCAACCAGAATTGACAAAGGAAATGGATCTTCTCACAAAGACCCTGAACTGCAGTGATAACAAGATCTTCTTCAAGCGTGAAGCAATTGCTTCGGCGGGGATGTTCATTGCAAAGAAGAGATACGCTTTGTTGGTCCAGGATCTTGAAGGAATTAGGTTCGAAGAACCCAAACTGAAGATCATGGGTCTTGAAACTGCAAGAAGCAGCACTCCTGCAATCGTTCGCAAGAAGTTGAAGGAGTGCATTCGAATCATACTGACACAAACCCCAGAGGAGCTGCGGCAATATGTGAATAAATTCTATGATGAATTTCTTATGCTGCCTTTGTCTGATGTCGCAGCTCCTCGGGGTGTCAGTGGCATCAGCAAATACACGGACAAGAACAACATTTACGCTTCCGGTACACCTATTGCTACCAAGGCAGCGCTGTTGCACAATGCCTACATAAAGAAACTAGGCATTGATCATCAGTATCCTGCAATCAAGGAAAAGGACAAGATGAAGTTTGTGTTTGTCAAGGTTCCGAATCCATATGGCATGGGTGGCAGGGATGCGGTCATGGGATTCATCAATTCTCCTCCAGTTGAATTTCAGTTGGAGAAATACACCGACAGAAACAAGCAGTTTGAGAAAACGTTCAATGAACCTCTTGAAAATATCTTGAATGCAATTGGCTGGAAATTAAATGCGGAAGCAACACTTGAAGAGTTCTTTGTATGAGGTATAATGTTAAGATATGGTGAAGAAAATCAAATCTAGATATGGTGATGAAAGAATTATCACACTTCTTGAAAACGGATCTTACAAGGTCGAAGGTCGGTCAATGTATTCTCGCTTTGGTGATGGCCTATTCGATTTTGAAGGTGGGCCATGCTTTATCGCTGGTGACCGATTACTTGATGTTGACGCTCCGGTAATCATTGAATCGATTGAAGTAGTTCACGACACACCAGATGGTGTGGCTGCTTGCATTTTGCACGTTCGAAAGGAAAAAAATGTCAAAGTATCTAAAAAGTCTAATCGGAAAAATAAATAACCCGGACGCAAAGTTAGTATCAGAGGGACTGGAGGGATCTGACGTAACTGGTTTCATTGATACTGGTTCGTATGTCCTCAACGCACTTCTGTCTGGATCAATCTATGGAGGCTTGCCAAACAACAAGATCTCATGCCTAGCAGGAGATCCAGCAACAGGCAAGACATTTTATGCTATCGGGATTGCTTCACAATTTCTCAGAGACCACAAAGACGGTATCGTCATTTATTTCGACACAGAGCAGGCTGTTACTTCTGACATGTTCATTGAGCGTGGAATTGACCCTGAAAGAATTGCAGTCGTTCCTGTCGCAACTATTGAGGAGTTTAAAACTCAGTCGCTCAAGATAGTGAACGACATTCTTGAACAACCAGAGGAAGACAGAAAGCCAATCTTCATGGTTCTCGATTCTCTTGGTATGTTGTCCACCGAGAAAGAGATGAATGACTCTGCCGAAGGCAAGAACGTTCGGGACATGACTAAGGCACAGCAAACGAAGGCAACCTTCCGTGTTCTCACCCTCAAGCTCGGCAAGGCAAAGATTCCGATGCTTCTGACCAACCACACATATCAGGTGATCGGTTCGTATGTTCCAACAAAAGAACTTGGTGGTGGCATTGGTCTGAAGTATGCAGCCAGCAACATCCTAACTCTCTCAAAGAGCAAGGACAAGACCGAAGAAGGAGTTGTCGGTAACTTCATCAAGTGCACCAACTACAAGAATCGATTCGTCAAGGAGAACATGCAAGTAGAGACTCGATTGAACTACACATCCGGTCTCAGCCGATACTATGGTCTGACTGATTTTGCAATCAAGTATGGAATCTTCAAGAAGGTTTCCACTAGGATTGAATTGCCAGATGGAACAAAAGTATTTGAAAAAAATCTTGACGAAGACCCGGAGAAGTATTATACTACGGATATCCTAGATAGATTGGATAAAGAGATTCAAAAGGACTTCAAGTATGGGCAACCTTCCTGATTACAAATTTGTTCCGGATGCAGACGGCAAGATACAAGAAACTTGCCCAATTGAAATTTTAAGTGGACAGCATGTGGGTATAATTTATAGATATGGTGTTATTCGTGTTGCAGAACATGACAATGATAATGTAAAGGTTATCATGGACATAGATTTGATCAAGGCCCCTGAAGGATTCAACAAGGATACGGAAGAATTTACGAAAGATGTTGGTGAAATTTTTGTAAACATCGTTGAGACACAGACCAACAAAGAAGCGGTCGTGGATCTTGAAGATGATGTTCATCAGGATTGAACCTGGACTTTACTCAAACACAAGACATAATTAAAACATGGAATCAGTTATTCTAAAGAACTTGGTCCTCAATGAGGACTATGCTCGCAAGGTTGTTCCGTTCCTTCAAGAGGAATACTTCCACGACAAGGCAGAGAAGACTGTCTTTGGCATTGTTGGAAAGTTCATCCTCAAGTACAACAGCATCCCAACCAAGGATGCTGTACTCATTTCCCTCGGAGAAGAAAAATCTCTCAGTGAAGTAGAGTTCAACAAGTGCAAGTCGATCAGCGACGAAATGTACAAGGAGGGGGAGAAATCTGATACGGTGTGGCTCGTTGAGCAGACGGAAAAGTTCTGCAAGGAGAAAGCGATCTACAATGGCATCATGGCGTCTATTGGAATCATTGACGGGAAGGACAAGGAAAGGACTCAGAATGCTATTCCTGAGATTATGTCAAAGGCTCTTTCTGTTTCTTTTGATACTAGAGTTGGCCATGATTTTTTGGAAGATGTTGACGAACGATATGAGTATTACCACAGAGTAGAGGAGAAGGTTCCATTTGATCTTGAGATGTTCAACAAGATCACCCGTGGTGGAACTCGCAAGAAGACTCTTAACGTAGTCATGGCGGCATCCGGTGTGGGCAAGAGTGCATTCCTGTGCCACCATGCTGCCTCCTGCTTGGCACAGAATCTCAATGTCCTCTACATCACGCTAGAGATGGCAGAGGAGGAAATCGCCAAGCGCATTGATGCCAACCTTTTGGATACAGACATGCATGTGCTGGAACAGATGCCTCTTACTCAGTATGAAGCAAAGGTGGAGAACCTTAAGAGAACTTGTCGTGGCAAGTTGATAATCAAGGAATACCCGACTGCTGCAGCCAACGTTACTCACTTCCGCAATCTTATTGAGGAACTTAAGATCAAGAAGAAGTTCACCCCAGATGTCATCTTTGTAGATTATCTAAACATTTGTTCGTGTGCCCGATTCAAACTAGGCAACGGAATGAATAGTTACACATACGTTAAGGGAATCGCTGAGGAACTTCGTGGCATGGCCAAGCAGTTTAACATTCCACTGTGGACTGCTACACAGGTCAACCGTGAAGGTGCAAAGAGCAGCGATATGGAGATGACTGATACGTCCGAGAGTTTTGGTCTTCCACAGACTGCGGATTTTTTCTTTGCCTTGATTGAGAATGAGGAATTGGCACAAAGCAATCAGTTGGTGGTCAAGCAACTCAAGAATCGTGGCAACGACACAACCAAGAACAGAAAGTTTTTGGTTGGAGTCAACAAGTCCAAGATGAAGTTCTACGATGTTGACAACAGCAGTTCTAATCTTGTTAATTCAAACAATACCGATGAGGAGGGATTTGGTTCTGGTTCAGATGGAAACACATTTAATCCTCAGTTCGGAAAGAAGCGCAACAAGGCGATCAACTGGACTTTTGAAGAAGCCAAATGACGCTATA